CAAGGTGTTAGTTTAGGTTTAGATAACTCTACAATGCCGCATGCATTAATAAATAATAATGATGGTACATTTACATTTCAAGAAATAGATTGGACTGATAGAACATGTGGAGATGGTATTACTAATGCAAACCCTAGTTTTGTAAATAATAAAATAAATAATTTATTGTTTTATAAAAACAGATTAGGTGTATTAGCTAGAGATAATTTAATCTTTACAGAAAATGCAGAATTTTTTAATTTCTTTTCAAAAACTGTAACACAAGTTTTAGATACTGACCCTATTGATATAGCGGCTTCAGGTTCTGAAGTTAACACATTGTTTGATAGTGTTGCATTTAATGAAAGTTTATTATTGTTTTCAGAAAAAGCACAATACAAATTAGGAAGTGTTGGTGAAACTATATCACCTACAAGTGCTGTACTTAATGAAGTATCTGCATTTGAATATGACAACAATGTAAAACCTGTATCAGCAGGTAAGTTTGCATATTTTTCTCAAGCAAGAAATAATAACACAGCAATAAGAGAATACTTTGCAGATGATGATACATTAACAAATGATGGATTAGACATTACTGTATCAGTACAAAATTTAATACCAACTAATGCATATCAATTAATTAGTAACACTACAGAAGATACATTAATAGCATTAGCTTCAGACACAGCAGATACACAAACAGCACCTTATACAACAGGTACTGATATAACATCTACTAATGGTGGTACTATGTTTATCTATAAATACTTTTTTGATAGAGGTGAAAAAGTACAAACGGCATGGTCTAAATGGGTATTTAATAATGCTAAAATATTAGGTGGTGTGTCTTTTGAAAGTTTTATTTATTTAATGGTTGTAGAAGGAACTAATACAAAATTAATTAAAATAGATTTAAGAAATTTAAAAGATACAACTATAGGTTTTGGTATATATTTAGATTTAAAAACAAATGTTACTGGCACATATGATAGTAATACTAATTTAACTACGTTTACTTCACCTTATGGTGCAAAAACAGGCTTAATAGCAATTGATGCTACTAACGGTAATAACTATGCTGTAACTAATACAAGTGGTGCAAACTACACTTTAGAAGGTGACCACACTAATTTATATATTGGTATTCCTTTTGAAAGTAAATATACAATGTCAACACAATATATTAGAGAAAGTTCTGGTAGAGGTTTAGTGGCTATTACTTCAGGTCGTTATCAAATAAGAAATATGTCTTTCAATTATGAGAACTCAGGATATTTTCAAGTTGAAGTAACACCTAACGGTAGAACAACAAGTTATTCATTTATGAACGGATATATAATAGGAACAGCTACAAGTAAAGTAGGTGTACCTGCAATTAACTCAGGAACTATTAAAGTACCCGTTTCATGTAGAAACACAGATTTTACATTAGATATTAAAAGCTCTTCACATTTGCCAATGTATATTGCTAGTGCAGAAGTAGAGGGTTATTATCACAATCGTTCACAAAGGATTTAAATGACCAGAGAAAATTACGTTAGACCCGCTATACTAAAAGATGCTTTAGAGTTAGCACCTAGAATACGTAAAGATGATAGAGCAGAAATTAGAGCTTCTAATAATTCATCACCTTTAGAAGCATTAGTGTTTCCATTTACGGAACCTAATGGTAAAGTTTATAGTATTATAGGAACACAGTCAGAAGGTGTTATAGGTATGTTTGGAGTAGCTAAATGTGCTGAGCCTGATTATGGTGTAGCATGGATGTTGTCTAGTGAAACATTGTTTAAACATACAAAACAATTTATTAAAGAATGTCCACACTGGATAAATGAGATGGGTCAAGGTTATAAATATCTTTATAACTTTGTAGATAAAAGAAATTGGAAGTCGCTTAAATGGCTTCAGTATTTAGGCTTTGAACCAAAAACTGAAATAGGAGATTATGGTTTTGGTAAGATGCCATTTTTATTAATGATGAAGGAGACAAATAATTAACTATGTGTGATGCAGTATCGGCAATAACTGCCGGCTTAAAGATAGCTACAGCAGTACAAAATTACAGAAGTCAACGAGCAGTAGCAAAAGGTAAAGAATTAGCAAATGCACAAACAAGAAAAAATTCTGACCAAGCATATCTTAATGATTTATCAAAAATAGACAATGAATATGTATTAGCTAGTAGAGAAAGAAAAGTAGCAGATTTTAAAACAAGTCAAGAAAAAATTAAAAAACAATCACAAGCTTTAAATTTAAATGCCGGCAATGGTGATAAAATTATACAAGACATTGCAGGAACATATGATATGTCATTCTTAGACACAGCAAGAGATTACGAAACTGATGTTATAAAATTAATGAGCCAAGAAAGAGAAGCTTATGCGGCTCAAGCAAGAAGATACAATAGTCTTCCACCTGTAGTAATGCCTAGTAAAACAGGTTTAATGCTTCAAGTTGCTACAGCAGGAGCTGAAGGTTATGCAATGCATAAAGCTTTAACTAAACCAAAAACAACAATGGACACATATAGTGGTTCAGACAGTGGATATAGGTATTAAACATGGCATATAAATCAAGAGTTACAAATAAATACATGGGCTCTACATTTGCAGGTAGAGTAAATGCAGCAACTAAGTCAGATGCAACAGATTTAGTGAATATTTTACAAAAAGATGTTAACCCTGCAATAAGTAGAATACTGGTTGCTGAAGTTGAAAAGAAAAAAGATACAGCTACTCAAAAAATGAATGAGTTAATGTTAACTAAAGATGCTGCAACTATTGAAAAAGAAATATTGTCAGGTCAACATCCTGAACTTAGTGGTAAATATGTAGAAAAAACTGTTGAATATCATAATGGTAAATTGCAAGCAATTGCAGCTAAAGAAAAAATAGAACAAAATAAAAAAGATTATGATTTTCGTGAGACTAATTTACCTGCTTTTTACAAACAATATTTACCTAGTTTTAGTGATAAAAGTGGTTCTTTTGCGTTAGGTTTTGCTTCTATCTTTAATGATTATAAAGCTAAAGAAGCTATTATAGATGCAGAAAAAAGAAGTAATTTTGCTAAAACAGAAAAAATAAATAACAGTGTTAAAATAGTTTTAAATGGAGAAAAAGGAACAGAGTGGGATATAATTAACAAAGGTTTAGATTATAAATTACCACCAGAAGAAGGTGGAACAACTTCAAGATTGTTCTTAACTAATTCAGAAAAAAATGAAGTTGCAATTCAAGCTGCTGATTATTTATTAAACACAGCTACAAGTGTTGAAGAGATTGATAGAGCTCTTGCTATATTAAGTACAAACAGAGGCATAGGAAAAGATGGTATGAATTTAGGTTCTTTATTGTCTACTAAAAGAAATGATGTTTCTGAAAAAGTTAGAGAGTTAACAAACAAAAGAGTTACTTTAGAAAATCAAAATAGATTAAACAAAGAAAATAAAAGAACAGAAGATATAAGAAATATTTTTACAAAAGCTAACGAACCTATAACAGATGATTATGGAAGCACACGAGCAAGAACTTTTGCTGAAAACTTAGAGTTAAGAAAAGAATTAGCAAAGTATGGTAATCCTCAATTATTATCTTCTTTTGATGCAATGATAGACAAAAATAGATATGTTAATACAGACCCTTCAGTTTTTACTAATATTGTTAGTACAATTTTTGAAGGTGGTTATGATAGTCAATCTGAATTGTTTAAAGCGTTAACGGACAATAATGTAGCATCTTCAGAATGGGGTAAAGCACTTACTTATTATAATAATTATGTAGCTGATAATGAAAGAGGTATTAAACCTATTTATGCTACTGATTTTACTTATACTTCCGAAACAAAATCAATTATAAATACTGTTAAAGGTAATTTTAATGTTGGCGTAGTAGGTATGGAAAAACCTAATTCTGGTGAAGCAGTGCGTAATGCAAGTTTTTATATTAGAAAAGAAATTATTGATTTTGAAAATAGATACAAAGAAGAAAACAATGGTAAATCACCTTCTGTAGAAGAGAAAGATGCTTTTATGATGAAATTAGGAAATGTTATTAAAACTAGATTTACACCTGAAAATGTACAGCCTTCTATGAAATCATTTACAGAGTATGAAGAAGAACAAAAAATACTACTTGAACAACAACAACAAAAATCTCAGAAATATGAACAAGCAGGTGTTACAGATGTAATTAATGCTATTAATAAACAATTAGAGCTTGATAAAGGTTTAATTAAAATACCTCAACCTGAATTAGGTTTATTTGGAAAAGATGCAGATTGGTTTGATTTAGATAAAACTGATAGAGAACAGTTTAAAGAAAATACGGTTATTCCTTTTATTACAAATTATTTAAGAAATACTTTAAGCGGAGTTACATTTAATGCAGACACAGTTAAAGCTATGGAACAATCTGATTTTAATAATATGTTAAGAAATATTGCTGACCAATTTCAAGGTATTTCACCTATTGATATACAAAAAGCAATTCAAAGTTTAATAGAAAGTAATAAATAATGGCAGAGTTTTTATCTGATAGCATATACGCTTCTACAGATGATTTAACAAAAGCAAAAACAGCAGAAGCTGCTTTAGAAGAAATACAAACTGAAAGATTTTACAACACTTTAAAAAGTTATTATTCTTACAGAAATGGTGATTTAAGTTTTCAAAATATGTCGTCTGCTGATTTATTGGAATATTTTTATGAAGATAGGTCATGGAGAAATAACAACACTGTTTCAATGGGTTTAGATTTAGCTGCTATTTCTAGCGAAACTAATCCAGAACGTATTAAAGAATTTTCTTATATACAACAAACTTACAATGCTTTACCTTCTTTTTGGGATGACCCTAACAGAAGTTTTGGTGGATGGTTAATTGACAATGGTGGAGCTATGTTAGCTGACCCAGTTAATTTAATTGGTGTAGGTGTTGGTGGACAAGCCGCAAAACAATCTTTTAAATTAGGTATGAAAGAATTGTTAAAAGGCAAAATGGCTCAAGAAATTAATAAAGCTGCTATAGAAGAAATGGCTAAACAAGCAACCAAAGCTTCAATAGGAAAAGCTATTAAAAAAGGTGCTTTATATGAAGGTTATTTTGGTGCTATTACAAATGGTGCACAAGATATGCTTTTACAAAATACAGCTATAAAAGCAGATATACAAAAAGAATTAGATTTAAAACAAACAGCTTTAAGTACTGCTGCGGGGTTTGGTTTTGGTACAGTGTTTGGTGGTGCCTTTTCAGCCGGTGCGTTTAAATTAACAAATAGAAATTTAAAAAATACAGCTGTAAAACAATTAGTAGATATACATGATTATGGTCAAAGTAATATTACTGGTAGACAATTATTTAAAGATTTAACTGTAAGAAAAAAAGAAAAAGATTTATATAAAAATCAACCTAAAAAAACTAAAAAAGAAATTGCCAAAGAAGAAGAAATTGCGCAAGACACTTTTAATAATAGATTTCTTAATTTTAAAATAGAACCTATAACAGGTGAAGATAAACCACCTAACCTTCCAATTAACATTAACAGGTATAAAAAAGGCGCTTACCGTTATTTAATTAAACAAAGAGCTAAACAATTAAAAAATAAAGTTGACAGCGGTGAAACTATATCCCTTGATGATATGGTTGATATAGCTGCTAAACGTAGAATAGAGATGGGTGATGACCCTAAAAAAGTTAGAAACGAACTTAAAAAATTAGCTAATGACCCTAAAACAAAAGAACAGTTTGCATTTAGAGTTATTGCCGGAGATTTACTTGCAAAAGATAGTGCAGAAATTGTTAACATTGCAAATGAATATTCAAGAGTAGATTTAACACCTACAAGAAGAAAACAAATTGAAAAACAATTTGATGAAATGCTTGAAAGTTTAGATGAGCTTATTCAAATTAATTCTGATTTAGGAACGGCAGCTGCAAGAAGTGTTACAGCAGGTAGAATAATTAAAGATAAAACTAGAGCTGCTGAGTTAATAGCAAAACCTGAAGACCCTAAAATGAAAAAATTAAAAGAGGGTGATAAAACAAAATTTATTGAAGCTGTTGGAAAATTGGATGATGATGAACAAGTTATATTAGCTTTACAAAAAGCTTCTAATACTAATAAATGGGATTTAGCTGCTGAATATGTTAACAATAATTTATTGTCTTCACCAGATACACATGAGTTAAATTTAATATCAGGTTTAATTCAAACACAGTGGAAACCTTTTGTTATGTTGTTAAGAGCAGCAAACATGGCTACAACAGATAAACATAGAGCTGTTATCATAGCAAGAGAAGCATTACAAACATATATCTATCAATACATTTATTTAGGACACGCTTTAAAAGCAGCGGGAAAAACTTTAATTAAAGGAAGAGCTACATTAGATAGTTCTCAAATGAAGTTTGACGCAAACATTAGACAGGGACAACTTCAAAGATTTATCAATGAAATGGGTAGAGTTATTTCTGAGCCTATTGCTGAAATAGGAAGTAGAATTTCTAATGATGCAATTGGTAGTATAGCAGGTAAAATAGCGCAGGCACCTTTTGCAACAACAGGTTTTGCTACTACTATACCGTTAAGAGTATTAGCAGCAGGTGATGAATTTATGAAAACAATGGCTTTTAAAGCTAGACTAACTTCTATTATAAACTCTGAAATAATGAAAAATAATCCTGATTATGGTATTTATTTAAAAGGAAAAGTTTTTACTCAAGATTATAAACTAAAATTTAGAGAAATAGAAAAAAGATTTGTAAATGATAAAGGTGTTGCTACAGCTATTGGAACAACGGTAGATGAAACTTTAAATGCACCTTTACAATATGCTAGAGAATTATCTTTTACACAATCAGCTTATTCTACAAATCCTGTTACAGGTGAAGAAGAAGGTGGTATTACTGGTGGTATATTAGAATTAACACAAGGAAAAGGAAAAGTATTTAGAGTTTTAGGTCTTCACTTTATTAATACACCTTCAAACTTATTAAGATGGAATTTTCAACATTTACCTGTTCTTGGTAGATACCAGTTTCAAATGCGACACATGTTAGCTGAAGCTGAAGATGTAGCAGATGGTAAGATTAAACATGTAACTAGAAAAACATTTGCAGGTGCTACTTCATTAAAATCAGGTTTATCAAGTACTAAGAAAAATTATTTAAACCCAGAAGCTGCGGCTGAGGCTAATGCTAGAATACAAGCCGGTTATATGTTATGGGCATCAGCATTTGCATTAGTTTCTGCCGGAAGATTTACTGGTGGTGGAAGTGCAGATTGGAGAGAAAATAAAACTAAAGAAGAATTAATTGGTTGGAAACCATATTCTTATGTCACAGCAGATGGTCGTTACATTCAATTAAACAGACTTGACCCTGTGTTTACACCAATATTTATATTAGCTGATATATTTGAAACACTAGATAAAACAAACGGTGTTTTACCGCCTCAATTAGAAAATGAAATATTAGAATTATCTATAGGAACTATATTAGGTTTAACAAGAAATTTAACTTCTAAATTTTATACTAAAAATATTGTAGATAGTTACATTGCTTTTTTTGGTGGTGGTTTAGCTAATTCACGAAAACCTGAACAAAGAATAGAAGCTTCTTTAGCTAGAGGATTATATAAAGTTTTACCATTATCAGGTGGAATAAGATATGTAGATAGAATTACTGATGAATATGAAAAAGATTTATGGTCATTTAGTGATAGGTTGCAAAGATATTTTATGGATAATCCACAAGAAAAAGTAATGCCTAAAAGAGATGTTTGGGGATTTAAAATTAAAACAAAAAGAGCTTGGCTGTTTGGACTAGGTGGTGATAAAGGTGTTATTTCATCTCCATTTGGTATGTCTGAATTTAAAGATGATGAAGTAGCAAAGTTTTTTAAAGATAGAGAAAAAATTAATTACAGAGAACCTTCAGCTGTAGCAAGAAATATTGATGGTCAAGATGTAGATTTAAAATCTTTAAGAAGTGATAGCGGACAAACAGCATATGATAGATGGTTAGAAATTAAAACAGAAATTAAATTAAACTCATTAGGACAAGTTGTTCTTAAATCTAGTAAAAATTATAACAACGCAACTTCTGTAAAAGAGTTTATTGAAAATCAAATAAAAGATAAAAATAGCCGTTTAAATTTAGAACCTTCAGGAATAACAAACGGTAAAGATTATCAACAAGCTTACATATTAAGAATAATACATATTGTTGAAAATGTAGCATATAATGAAATGGTTAAAGAATTTCCTCAATTATTAGAGTTAGAAAAAGCTGAAATGTCTATATTACAAGAAGCTTATAAACAACAAAAAAATAAACAAAAAAGTGTAATTGACATACTAACACAATAAAGTACCCCTTTTAGAAGAGATAAAACACAAATATGGCTAATTCATTCGTAAGATATACCGGAAACGGTACAACTACTACATACGCTATTCCTTTTAGTTACCGTAGTACAGATGACTTATCTGCTACAGTAGCGGGTGTTAGTGTTACAGCATATACTTTAGATGCCGCAGGTACTAATCTTACATTTACTACAGCACCGGCTAATGGTGCCGCTATTGAAATAAGAAGAACAACAAGTCAATCAACAAAATTAGTAGATTATGTTTCAGGTTCAGTCTTAACTGAAAGCGATTTAGACACTGATAGTGACCAAGCTTTCTATATGTCTCAAGAAGCTATTGATAAAGCGGGTGACGTAATATCATTAGATAACGTAGACTTTAACTGGGATGTACAAAATAAAAGATTAAAAAATGTAGCAGACCCTGTAGATAATACAGATGCTGTTAATAAACAATTTATATCAACTAACATACCTAATATTACAACAGTAGCAGGTATAAGCTCTGATGTAACTACGGTTGCAGGTATTAGCTCAGATGTTACTGCGGTAGCTAGTGATGCTACAGATATAGGCACTGTTGCTACAAACATAGCGTCAGTAAACACAGTAGCTACAAACATCAATGATGTAATTAAAGTTGCTGATGATTTAAATGAAGCAATCTCTGAAGTAGAG